CCTTGTGCTTATTAAGGGTAACGTCAATGTTGCTATCCGTAGGCACCTGCAACGTAACGTTGGTGTTGGCGACCTTGTTGTTAGCAACGAAAGTGCCAGGAACGGGAATATGCAGAATATCGCCCGTGGTAAAGGGAGCGATATCGGTATCCTTGGTTACAAAGTTGGCAAGTACAATCCTATTTCGCAGAGCTTCAAGAGCGGTATTCGCCCAAATCTCTGGAATAAATTGAGTTGCGGAGGTAACGGTAACGTTGGCCATTAATAGTCCTATTCATCCAGGATTCTGCCCTCTTTTTGGGCAGCCATAATGTCTGCCTTATTAGCCCGGAAGAAAATAGGATTGGCGATTTGCGTGCGAGTGAAAGTCTTTAGACCACCATCGGTACGCTGTCCACCATCTCCACTACCGGTAAAGCCAGTACCCTTAAGGTATTCATGGCTAGCCAGCAATGCTGTGACTGCTTCCTCTGCTCCCTTAACTTCACCATCATCGGTGATTTCCAAAGAGTCAGAGTCAATCAACCTAACCAACAAGCTAGGATCGCGTGCGCCTTGCTTGCTTGCTTCACTTACAATAGCCGCTCTAGTAAGAGCGTTCTTCATTCTACCTTCTGCGGTAGCCGCACGTTCGGAAGCCTTCTGAGCTTCGGTTTGTGCCTTCTCCAAGTCGGTTTGATTAGCCGCAGTGACCTTATCGTACTCTTCGGCCTTACGCTTTAAATCTTCAAACCCCTTGTACTTTTCACGTTCCCTGGCAATACGATCCCTGACAATGGCGTCAACTTGTGCCTGAGTCAGAGTACCTGCACCAGTAGTCGCACCACCTGTACCACCAGAATTATCGCCAGAGCTTCCATTAGTAGAATCCCCACTAGTTGTGCTCTGGTCATTGGTGGTACCTGTAGTAGCTTCATTATCTGCCATAATATGCTGCCCCTAGTTCGTGGGCTGCATCATATCACTAGGCGCATTAGGAGCACCATTGTTCTCGGGTTGTCCTTCGTTGGCTACCGGAGTAACCGCCACGGCTGCCCGCTGTGCCTGCTCTACAGCCCACTTACGGAACCGTGCACGCTGTGTCTCTGTGTAGCCAAGGTCAATCCAGATTTGCTCATAGGGGACGCCAGCAGCGAGCTTCTTAACGGAAGCGTCTACGTGCTCTGATTCAGTGCGATATTCTGGATCATTCCACATAACCTCTGTATCCACGATCTGAGCCTTAGCTGCTTGATTCATCACTCTAAAGCCAAGGCTAATGATCTCCTCTATAGGGTCGTCATACTCTCGCATGTGACCTTTGGTCTTAGCGATGAGGCCTGTCTCTGTGGCGTTAAGCGTTTCACCAGAGGGAAAAGTGCCAGACTGACCAAGCAGGTAATGGGCAGGAGTCCTAGAGCGAGAGGCTAGAGACTGTACTCTATTCTCGATTGACCTTACGTAGTTACCAAGATCGCTAGCGCTAAACTCACCGAACCTAGCGGCAGGATCGCCAACGGAAAGCATACGGTCAACGCCGAGGTTGAATGGTGAAATAGGCTTTCCATCTTCACCAACGGGTACATCAATACCAGTAACCCAACGCTGGCGGAATGCTGAATATTCAGAGGCAATAAGCATATCCATAACCAGCTTATTAATCTGATCCTGGGTACTCATTACATCATGAAACTCACTAAGGTAAGAATCACGCTTAAGCGATGTGCGATTACGGATTGGCACAATAGGGACGATCCCCAATGGGTTGCCCATCTGCACCATTGGTGCGTATTCGGTTTGATTCTTAGGCTTTATCCACTTCTCCACGCGATCAGGGAAATACAAATTGACTCGGTTGTCTCCGGTCCAATCATCCTGCCAACGCTTAATAGCGGCTATGCGTAGACCAGTTTCGTAGTCAATAGCTACATAGACTTCGGCTGGATGCTCTGGTGTAAGCAGTACAGGCTTACGGTCGTCTCCGCTATACCACACCATAACGAAGGCAATGCCGTTAGTCAGTACGGTATTAAACAAAGCCTGAGACTGAGCGTCGAATCCGTTGTACTGCCAGAATCGCCAGGCATCCTTGTCGGCAGATGTCTCTTCGCCGCCCATTCTAAAGCCTTGGATGGATAGGCGTTCCGATACTGCATCAACGACAATGGGGAGCCAATTGTCACTGATAGCACGAAACATTTTAGAAAAGTACTCTTGGTACTTGATGGTAGACATGAGCACTACGCCGGCCTGCTGTAGACCTGCATAGTATGTCTCATAGAGAGACGAGCGTCGGGCTTGATTGTCTAGGCGATAGCCTAGCTCTTTGATCCAATCTTGACTAGTAACAGGAAGCGGCATATCAGAATCCAATCACAGGAGAGAGACCACGTACCTTCTTATCCTCACCCGCTGCTAGTGAGTCAACCGCTGCCTGCCTGGCCAGAATGGCACAAACGACTAGGTCTATCTTGTCTGCGCTCTTAGGAGTAACCTTGCGTGGAATGTGCCCAGGAGTAAGCACACCTTCCACCTCGATCGCCGCCGTCACTTCCTTCTTATAGGCATTAGCAAAATGCTCATAGAAGAGAGGGTTATGATCGTGCGGCTGAACGCCAAGGTTAATAGCAGATGCTAGCTCCCTGGTGGCATTAGCCATTTGCGTGTAACGGTTTGTGTACCAAGAAACGATCTGTGGCTTAAGGCCACGTTGCTTAGACTTAGTTGCTAGTCCTGACCACCTAGCAATATATTCAGTAATGTAAGGTGGATCAGCATAGACCCTAGTAACTAAGAATCGAGAGAGGATATCGTTTACAGTTTCGTCCATCTCTCGGGCCATTTTGTTTGCGTCTTCGTCAGAGCCATCTGGACGATATGACCAAATGTAATGCAAACTAAGATCGCTAAGCCTACAAGCAACAATCCCAGACATATCATTAAACATACTACCGTCAATACCAAGGCAAATAGAATCAGTGGGGCGAAGAGGACCAGCGTTAGGACAATCCCTAAACGCTGCAATGTTAATGAGCTTGGCATTGCCACCACCGCCATACCTATTCAGCCAGTAACGCTCACCCTCGCTAGGGTCAGACTTATAGCTAGACATCATCTGCCTAACATTAAGCCAACCTAGAGCGTCTCCGGCTGCTTCCTTAATTGCTTCTCTTAGCTGGGCATCGTCCGTAGTATCCCAATTGTCAGATGCCTGACGATGGTCATACAAAATGGTAGAGTCGTTGTCGGCTCTATTCCACAAAGCCTCAGCGTAGCTATTTTGCCCAACCATGAACATGGTAGTAGCAATATACATTTGTGGGTCACCAATAGACCTCTTGGCTAGGTTTCGCTCTACCGTTTTACCAAGTCCTAGAAGCTCATTACCATACATCAAATGAGCTTCGTCTAGACCTACAGCAGTAGGCTTACCACCATCATTCCGAGCGCTGCTGCTGGTGACCATCTTGGCTTCGCCATCATTAATAGGGTTAGTGACTCTACGATCTGTAACCCTGAGATGACCTAGCCCTTTAGCCTCTGACGCAATAGCCACAAAGCAGCCCCACAAGGTATCCTCTGCTTGATCCTCGGACGTTGCTGCAACTGGAATGTACGGCGATCGTGCCAATACTGGCTTGATCTCATCGTTATCTAGCCACCCACCAAACTGACAGGCTCCGCTTAGTTTCCAATGGAGAATCCACGCAACGTCTTCGGTCTTGGCATACCCCTTTAGCCTGCTCAGTACGTTAATTTTACGTACAAATCGGCCTGCCATTTCTTCGCATTCACACTCTGGATCACCACAAATAGCCTTAGGGTGAATGATTAAGGCTCTACAGTAGAAGCGATACAGGTCGTCAGTAACGCTAACGGCTTCGCCTCTAACGTCACCAGGCCCATGGCAAAGGTTAGCCTCTATCCACTCCACGGCACTGTGACCGAGGGTAGGAAAAGGCTTATCCTTCGGCCAAATAGGCCAGTCGTTCGCTTCCGTTAGCGCCATTAACTATCGACAGTCCTGTAATCGAGTAGCTCTGGTTCCAGAGTGTTCAGTAAGAACCAAATCCTAGCAGCGTAATGCATGTTTCTAGATACTGTAAATCTAGCCTCTAGCTCCTGTAACATCTCCTTAGTGGTAGCTAGCCCTAGATTAGCCTGTTCAGTACTCAATGTTCCTTCTAGTGTCTCGCTTAAGGCCAGCATTTACAGCCGTAACGCTAGCCAATTCGGGGGTACCCACGGACTCATCCGCATAGATACGCCAATTAAGATGGCGCATAGCTTGTGGAGTCAGCCCCATAGCCTCTTCGATTTTCTGCAATGCAGTCAATTCGCCCGGAGTATACATACCACTAAGCCACATACGCTCAGTCATAAGCATATAGCGCTCCAGCATAGGGTGAAGGTCGGGCTGCCACTTCGTAGACTGTGGAGATTTCCAAAGCCTATTCCACAAATCAATAGCCCGCATACTCCATTCTCCATCCTCTGTTACAAATGCAGGAGGAGGTGGCATTTCCGGTGGATCATTAAGGTTACCCTCTGGTGGAAGGTTAATCCACTTTACGAAACGACTAGGATCATCGGCTCTGAGTCTACGTGCTGCGTCTGGATCAGGCTTTCGACCACTTCTACCAGCTACACCTACCATTTAGATAACTCCTACAGCCAAAAGCACAATCAAAACGACTGCGACAACTGCCAGCATAAGAAGAATTATATAGCCTGTATTCATTGCATCTGCTCCGTGGGTAGTCCAGCTATAAATGCACCAAGATGGGCACCGAATAAGGCCCATAAAGAAATGAAAACAAGGAAAGGTACAGACTCTTTTAAGCCTGTTTTGATAGCAATAGGGATCATAATTAGCCAAAATACGGCAAATATACCATTAAACCATAGCATTGCCTTATTGGCTTTATGTTTATTCATAATGCTATAGCCTTATAGTAATTACGTTATGCATTGATGATTGGCCAAACTAGTTCTTCCAG